GGACGCGCCGATCGAGAAGATCGCGCTGGAGAACCCCATCGGCTGCATCTCGACCAGGATCCGCAAGCCCGACCAGTACATCCATCCCTACCAGTTCGGCGAGGACGCGAGCAAGAAGACCTGCCTGTGGCTCAAGGGCTTAGAGCCCCTGAAGGGCACGAAGTACATCGAGCCCCGCTGGGTGTGCTGCGGGATCCCGCTCGACGTGGACAGCGTGGGCATGTACGGATGTGCGAACTGCAACGGGGACGGCTGGCCGCTGCCGCGGTGGGCGAACCAAACCGACGGCGGGCAGAACAAGCTCGGACCTGGAGAGGACCGCTGGAAAGGCAGGTCTCGAACCTACCAGGGCATTGCCGATGCGATGGCCGATCAGTGGGGCGGATCGGCACGGAAGCCCGCCGGAGGAAGCGTCGGTCAGGTTTGTACCGAGACCGGCCCCGGCCGCTCCGCCTACGCCCCCACCGGCATACGAAGACTTCGATGAAGATGACATCCCGTTTTGACCTGGAGATGAGATGAAGGTTCTGGTTGCCTGTGAGTACAGCGGTCGCGTTCGTGACGCTTTTATCAAGCGGGGGCACGATGCTATGTCGTGCGACCTCCTGCCCACCGAATCACCTGGACCGCACTACCAAGGGGATGTTCGCGACATCTTGGGGGATGGCTGGGATCTAATGGTCGCCCATCCGCCTTGCACTTACCTCTGCAATCCAGGGGTCGCGTGGAACGCAAGAAGGCCGGAGCGGTGGGCCTTGACTGCTATCGCTGAGGAGTTCTTCATGCAATTAGCCCAGGCCAAAATCAAAAGAACTGCGATTGAAAATCCCGTAGGAATAATGTCCACGCGATGGAGGAAGCCGGATCAGGTCATTAACCCTTGGCAGTTCGGCGATGAGGCCCACAAGCCGACATGCCTCTGGTTGAGCGGGTTGCCCCCACTAACCCCAACTAAGATCGTGGGGCGAGGCAAGTTTTACATAAAATCAAACGGGGCTCGGATGTCCGTCTGGAGCCACCGACAGAGCGGAACCAACAAAGAACGGCGAGCGCGAATAGCCAGTACAACATTCAAGGGCATTGCCGCAGCTATGGCGAAGCAGTGGGGCTGATCAGCACGGAAGCCTGCCCGTCGTCCAGCCAAGCTCCCGACGCCCGCGAGATCCTAACGAAACAACTAAACTTGGAGACGACTAATTATGCAATCAGACCGATTCTTAGACGCGATTAACTGGTTCCGCACCGGCGGGTTCTTGACCGGGCGTTACAAGGCCGGAAAGCTCGATCTGGAAGTTCAGGTCGAGATCGATCCCACGCGGGATTCAATGGCCTCAAGCCGGATGTGGCAGGCTAAGTTCCTCGTCGCCGCCCTTATCGAGAAGAAAATCAATGAGCATGTCCTGTCAACCAAGTATGATCCTCCGGCCGTTCAACCCGAAAAACATCCGCCCGTCACTGGAAATGATCCTGATGATGGCCGGGGCGACGCAGGGGATGACGGCCGAAAGAGCGGAGGAACTGGCCGAAAACGTGGTCGGCCCCGTAAAACAAAAGTCCCGCCGCAACCCGAGCCCGGAGTTGATGGTGGAGTGGACGGAACGTTTGGTTGATACCCTGATCGCCGAGGTGCTTCCGTGAACTTTGCCGTCCAGAATCTCGATGATATGAGCAAGGCCCAAGCCGAAGAGGTCTTGTCCCTGCTGGGGAAGATCAATGATAAACGCAAGTTCAATAAGTTGGACTCCGAGTTCTCCAAGCGCTTTGACTATGCCCGGCCGATGTCGCCCGAAAACATCGGTGTTTACGAGTGGCAGGAGAAGTTTCACAACGCCGGGTCTGAGAACGTCGAGCGATGTCTGATCGCCGCGAACCGGGTGGGCAAGACCCGCTCGGGGGCCGCCGAAACCGCTGTTCATGCGACCGGCCTCTACCCTGATTGGTGGGAAGGCCATCGCTGCTCAAAGGGGATCGGCATCTGGGTGGGCTCGGATACCAACGAGACCAGCCGTGAAATTGTGCAGTTGGAACTACTGGGTAGCCCGATCGGGACCGGCTGGATTCCCCGTGATTTAATTAAGGGCGTGACCTATCGACAGGCCGGTATTCCCGAGGTCGTCGATACGGTGACGATCAAGCACGTTAGCGGCACCGAAAGCCGCATTGTTTTCAAGACCTACGAGCAGGGCCGCAAGAAATGGCAGGGCACCAGCTTGGGCCTTGTCTGGCTGGACGAAGAGCCGCCGGGCGAAATCTTTACCGAGGCGATGACCCGGCTGATCGACCAGAAGGGTGTCATGATGATGACCTTCACCCCGCTCAACGGCATGGGCGCGGTCGTCCAGCATTTTGTCGATGGTGGCGACGGGATCTTCATGATTGTCGCTACCTGGGAGGATGTTTATCATCTGGACGAGGCCGAAAAGAAGCGGCTCAAGGCCAGCTACCCCGAGCATGAGCGGGACACCCGCACCATGGGTGCTGTCATGGCTGGATCGGGCCTGGTCTATCGCACGCCTGACGAAGATATTATGTGTGACCCATTCGAGATTCCCCGTCACTGGCCCCGGCTTTGCGGCATCGACTTTGGGATCGATCACCCCTTTGCCGCCGTGTGGATCGCGTGGGACCGGGATGCGGATGTGGTTTATGTGTACGACTGCTATCAGGCCCGTGGTCAGACTTTCACCTATCACGCCGAAGCGATCCGCCGGCGTGGTGAGTGGATTCCCGTGACCTGGCCCCATGACGGGATGCAGCGCGAGAAGTCCAGCGGCAAGACGATGGCCCTCCAGATGGAGGAACACGGCGTGAATATGCTGGGCATCAGTGCCCGCTACGACAACGATAAGGGCGGGGGCCAAGCCGTCGAGCCGATCGTGATGGAGATCGACGAACGGATGCGGACCGGCGGGTTCAGGGTCTTCTCGAACCTGAACGACTGGTTCCGAGAGAAGCGGATGTACCACCGCAAGGACGGGAAAATTGTGCCGAAGAAGGATGATATTCTCTCGGCCACGCATTATGCGGTTATGATGCGGAGGTTCGCGGATATCTTCCGCACCGATCATGTGCGTCCAGACGTAAGCACGGACTACAATCCCTTCGACGTTTTGAAAGAGAAAACAAATGGGTAGCCTCTTTGGTTCACCGAAAGTTCCGCCGATCCCTAAGACGCCGACGCCGGGCAATTCTCCCGAGATCGCTCAGGCCGCTGCCGACGCCGCAAGGCGTGGGGCGAATGCCAAGGGCCGGTCGAGCACAATCCTTGGTGGTAGCCTGGGCGAAGATAATGTCCAATCAAAAAGCCTTTTGGGTAGGTAATGGAAGACAATCGAGCACAGAAAATCTTGAAGACTTGGAACAAGCTCCAAGCCGATCGTTACAACTTTGACGATCAGTGGCAGGAGATTTCTGAGCTTGTGATGCCCAACCGGGAGTTCTTTACCAAGTCCGCGCCGGGCGAGAACCGGCGTACCCGGATTTTTGACAATACCGGCGGCGAGGCCCACGATCGGCTGGTCGGGCAAATCTACGGGCTGTTGACCAACCCCGCGATTACATGGTTCGATCTCCAGTTTGAAGACCCCTCGATCGCCCTGAACCGCAAATATAAACTCTGGCTGGATAACGCCAGAGATCAAATCCTCGCGTTTTTCAATCGGCCCGAGGTGAATTTCTACCCGGCACTCTCAGAGTTCTACGACGACCTCTGCGGGTTTGGCACCGGGATTCTCTACGGGGATGTCCGCAGCAACAAGCTCCGCTACCGGGCCACGCCCCTTTCGCACCTCTGGATTCAAGAGGACGCGTTCGGGCAGGTGGACACCGTCTACCGCAAGTTTATGCTGAGTGCTCGGCAGGCCAAGGACTATTGGGACAAGGTTCCCGAGGACATCGAACAGCAACTTGAGAACGATCCAGACAAGGAAGAGGAGTACCTACAGATTATCGGGCCACGGACGGACTATTCGCCCGGCTCGATGAGCGCCAAGGGCAAGCGGTTCTACTCGATTGTGAT